GGGATGAGCTACTATAATCCTGTGATGCATAAGGGAAATTGGCAGAGTGGTTGAATGCACCGGTCTTGAAAACCGGCGGACGTTAATAGCGTCTCCAGGGTTCGAATCCCTGGTTTCCCGCCAAGATTCAAACGAAAGCCCCGCGATTGCGGGGCTTTTGTGTTTCTGGGGTTTGGGTAGATAACGCCGGTTTTTGATAGGCGTTCCGAAACTTTCGGGTAGGGGTTCCGAAACTTTGCCTATTTTGATGGTTTAGCAGTGGCGCCAATCCTCCTGTAGACCCTTTTGGTGATCTCCTGTTTGCTATGTCCCAGCAGTAGGCTTGCGTCGCCAATGTCGATGATTTCCGATGCCGCCTTGGGTCGGATGTCACGAAACTGAAACCCTCCAATCTTTGCTGCGAGCATAGGGTCGCCTTGATCCAGCGCTTTCTGCTGCGCCTTCTCTCTTGCCTTGTCCCAGCGCAGGCGCAACATGCCTTTCGTCATCCTTTTTCCGTACTGGTTGATTAGTAGGTACTTGGAGGGGTGGTGCGCATTTCTTTCGATTATCTCTCTAACCAATTTCCCGAGACTGTTTTCTCCGAATTCTGTCCGCATGAGAATTCTGAGTTTCTGCCCAGTTTTACCCTGGGTGACCAGGAAATAATCGCCCTCGGTATCGTCGCTACGCATGATGATCACATCGGCAGGTCGCTGGCCGGTCAGGTAGGCCAGGTCCATGGCTTCCTTGAGTTCTGGGCCGGCCATACCGTAGACGGCGTCCCAAACGACCGCGTTGGCATAGTAGTCGCGTGGCACCTCCTTGTTCTTCCTGACGCCTTGGCAAGGATTCTCCCGCTCAGTGAGGCCCCACTCACGTGCCATATTGAACACGTGAGACAGGAGGGCAATTTCCCGATTGGCCCTAACCTTGGCCGTGCGTGCATCGCGATACCCGGCGATATTTGCCGGCGTGATTGAATCGATGGGAGCCGCATCGAATGTGGGGCGTAGCTGTTTTAGCTCGGCCAGATTGTCTTTTTGGGTACGCTCTCCTTTTTTCGGAATGACGTCGCGGGCGTACCGATCAAAGATCCCCTTCATCATCGTCAGGTCTGCGGGTTTTTCCTTAGCCTCAAGCTCTGCCCACTTCAATCTCGCTTTACTCAGATCTCCACCTAGCGGGATCTCCTTTCCTGTTGAATCTTTGTAGTAGTAGCCGACCCACACTTTGCCATTCTTGCGAGGACGTTTGCGCCGCACCATTCCAGGCGGTAAGTCCCTGTTTTCTGTGTTTCTAGGTCGCATCTCAGTTCACCCTGGAGAAGTCAGGCGTCCAAACTGGTCGCGCCGGCGGAGGGCTTTGTTCAATGGGTGCTGTATTGATCATGCCAAGCTTCATGCGAGCGTACATGCGCCCAACCAGCGGACGACCCCCGCGACTCTCAACGAATACCCAATTGCGGTCAGTTAGCCACTTCCGTTGATGGGCTCGCTGCTTATAGCCAGTAAGGTCGGCCAGTTCATCGTCCGAGAAGATTTCAGCCTCTATTGCTTTGGGCAGTGAACGGTGCGTATACCCCACGACAGGCTGCGCGAGCGGGCGTTCCCGAGCGTTTAGCGTCGCATCAGCGAGCGCTGCCCCGCGCAGCTTTTCGTGGGGTATAAGTGCCTCCGCGGTGGCATTAGGAGGAGCAATAATGCCTGCTGCTGCGCAGCAGAGACTGTTTGTTTCTATCGTGTCGACGCCTCTGTCAGCGCGAAGCAAAGCGGGCAGTGCGTTGGTGTTGTCCTGGTGGTTCTTCATGCCGCTTTCCTCCGGTGTTCGAGAGCAAGTTGGTCCATCAGCCGCTGGTGGTAGATGAGTCGGGCTTCGGCGGCTGGCCAGGGGCGGATGGTTTCAGCCATAGGTTCGATGCCGACCAAGCAATCCCAGATAGCCGGATCGGGTGGCATGAGGTCGCGGCGTTCGGTAGCAAGTGCAATCAAATCGGCCTTGTAGATGCAGGCGGGGAGTTCTGGAGCGATGTCGAACCGCTCGCATACTCGCCACCAGATACAATCCTCGAAGTGCTGGTAGGCGCTAATCCACTGCTTGAGTGGCCGCGTCATGTCGCCCAGGTACGCCTCGGCGGCGTCGTGAAGTAAGGCTGCGAGTTTGTGTTCTTCCGGCACCAGCTCGGCGACGATGCAACTGTGCTGGGCCACGCTGTATAACTCGCGGGTGTGGCCGTTGAAGCGGCAGAGGTGGGCCAGGGCGTGCGAGATGTCCCGTGGATCGATCATGTCGGCGTCGGATTCGAGCAGGTCAAAGCGTTTGCCTGTGTGGGTAAGGATCCAGCTCATGCGGCCTCCTTCACGAGATCTTTCAGCAGCAGGGCGTTGTCGGTTTCCTTGTGTAACTGTCGTACGGCGTCGTAACCGATCCGCACTATTAACTGGCGGTCGAGTTCTTTGTAGTGGCGGGTGAGTTCGCGCAGATCCTTGGTTGTTTTATCGTACTGTTGCTGCAGCGAACCGGCGGCTTGAGGTGTCAGGCGTAGCATCGGGACAGCGCGTTTCATGCTGCGTTCCTCTGTGCCCGCAGATCCATTGACGCAGCCATTTTCAAGGTTTTTTCGCACAGAACGAGTGTCTGAGCGGCATGGGTTTCCGACCTCACTGCTTTAAAGGTCTCGGCGGCGAGCTTGAGTTTTTCAGCGATCATTAGAAGAGTTAGCCGGTCCTGGGGCTCCCGGCTCAGCAGTAGTTCTATACGTTGACGTTCTTCGTGCGCTTGGGTGATCGAAAGGGCACATTGCCCCTTAGCCTGTTCAAAACCTAAGCTAAACCCTTCGGCCTGACCGTTTTCGTAACCATCGACTCGGCCATCTTCCAAGCCGCCTCGATAGCCGGTCCAGTAGAGAATGGCGCAGGCAATAATGATGCTGATCAGTGCGCAGACTTGTATGAAAGTCATGTGGTTTGCTCCTTGGGTTGTGTGCCGCTTGGCTGGTGGTGCAGCGGTTGCGGTGGTTCAGCTTTTACTAGGGCGATATCAGTTGAGTTCCTCTGGCACGGCTTGATTGTTTGCCAGCTCCATATCTGCGGCATCCGCCTGTGCATCGATGAAGATGGCTAGGTGGCGGATGTCAATGAAGCGAGGACGCTTAGCGCTCGTGTCCAGAGTGGTGATGGGCAGCGCTACGCGGCCGCTGGCTAGTGCCCGAGTGAAGTTGTCTGGGTTAAGGTTGCGGAAATAGCGCTCGCGTACATCGTCGACGGGCACAAGCAGATCCCCGAGGGTTCGGTACAACAACTCCACGGTTCGGCCTTGAGGCGCTGGCGGTAGTCGCAGTTCGTGCTGTGCTGGGGCCGTCATGCTATGTTGGCCTTATAAACGTGTGCCTTGAGGCTGCTGAGTTGCAGTGTTCCGGTCTTACGTGGTGCCCCAGGTTTGGCTTGGGGTTGGTTGCTCGCTCGAATGTCGCGGTTGATGCCGGCCAGCGCCGTGCGTGCGGTGGTCCCGAAGGCCACGAACCGTGGCAAGGGGGAGTTGCTGTCAAGCGGCTCAAGCACCGCCCCCAGTTCTACTCCCTCAGTGCCGTGTCCAAGGCGCAGAGTGGCGCGGGCGCGGTAGTTCGAACCAAGGTCTATGGCGAGGCTGTCGAGAGCGGCAGCCAGTTGAAGATGCTCGATTTGCAGCGGCGCGGGGGTGGTGGTTAGGGATACGCCTGCAGCGGTTGCGGCCAGCGTCAAATTAGCCAGAATTTTCTCTGGCGAGCGGCTTTCTTCGGGCAGCTTCAGCAGTTCGATCAGTAAGGTGTCAATCAAGTTGCGATCCATGTGTGTTTCCTCTGGGGTGGTTCCAGGCGATCTGTACGTGGGTGCGCACCAGCTCGCGTATGTGTTCCGGTACTTCATGCAGTGCGGCAATGCGTTCCTCGCGGGTTCGCATTGCCGTGATCTGCCTGGCGTACTGGCGCGGCCATACATCCGTGCGGTTCATCACGCGACTTCACGCGAATCGGCGACTGCGGGCGGTGCTGGGCGTTCAATACCGAGTTGCGTGGCTAGCCAGGAAATGCCGATTTTGGTCACGCGGGTTGTGCGTTTGTATTGCATGCCGTGCTTTCCGTGAAACCAGCGACTCTCGCGGGTGACCAAAAAGTCTTTGGTTACGGCGGGGTTAGTTGGCAGGTTGTGTTTATCCAGCAGTCCCTTGTCGCGCATGCGCTGCATCAGCACGCGATGACCCAGGCCCAGGCGTTCGGCTGCTTGTTTGAGGGATAGATTCATGACCGCATCTCACGCTGCTGCTGCGAGGCTATTGCGGTAGCCCAGCAGGAATCGGTTGAGGTTGTCGGCCAGGATTGCATAGGCGCGCTGTTTGTCGGCGGGCAGGGTGAGCACGCACCCTGCGTTGTCGAGTTCGAGCTTGGCTGTATAGCCTCCGCGTGGGTTTTGCTGGATTAGCAGGGAGGGTTCAAGTTCGTGGGCGATCAGGTGGTACGTCCCGCGTCCATGGCGGATTGCATGGCGCAGATCGGCCTCAATATCGCTAACGACCAGGCACTCATCTACTTCGGGCATCCCTGTCGGGCAGCGACCGTTAGCAATGCCTTCAATAAAGCTGGCAATGCGTGTGGCGTTGTTTTTGCGGTGCTTATCAAGGGTGATGGACGTATTTTGAGTGCCGCAGATACGCACCATCACGGTGATACCCGCCGTGCATTGTTCAATCTCGACTTGGGCTGCGACGGATTGACGGTAGTCCCGCGAGTACAGGGTGTGGTTGAAGGTTCCGCTGAGACCTACTTGGGCCTGTAGGCGGATGTATGCGCCTGCATTCAGTGTTAGGCGGCTCATGCTGCACGCCCGCCATCGTTGGGATCTATTGGTGCTGGTGTGGTGCTAGTGGTGGCTTTCGGTTTAGTGGTGGCGAAGGCGCAGCCGTGGATCATGGCTAGGCGGCGCACCTCGAAAATGCGGCTAGGTTGGCACGTTGGGAATACGTGCACGGTGGTTGCGGTTTGCATGGATATTGCCTCGCTCTGTGGTAAGGGAGTGAGGCAATTAAAGTTCTCTTAACTTTTTAAGTCAAGACTGCTTTTGTTTTTTGTTTAGAGTGCTGTAGTTAAAGGGCCCCGGCGTGCCATACCGCACGACCGATGATCAGGAGGTGCCCGATATCGGTGTCGGTAGCGTTTTCGTCGGGGTAGGCACGCTTGTCCTCATTGTCACTGCGGATGATCCAGCCGTTAGTTAGGGTGTGGACAAGGCGCTTGATACTGATGCCTCCATCCGGGCGCTGGATTGCATAGATCCTACCGTTCAGCGGCTCTCGCTGGGCTTCGTCAATAAGCAGCACGTCTTCATCAGTGATGGTTGGGAACATGCTCATTCCTGCGCAGTAAAAGACCTTGAGGCTCTTTTCCCTTAAGCCCATGCGGGTCAGCCAGTCTCGCTTAAACATAAGGCCGCCACGGATCTCGACATGGTGATTTGTATGCCCTGAGCCAGCACTTCCCTTGGCGGTAAATTGAGGGATCAGCACATGGCTTTCTGTAAGAGCGTCAGCCTCATACATGTCCCCTATTCCTTCGGCAAGCCATTGAGCAGAGAACCCAGTAGCGCGTGCGAAAAGGAATAAATTTTCAGCCTTGAGGCTTCCGTCTCCTTGGGCTAATTGGCTGATTCTGGCAGCACTAAGACCTGACTCGGCCGCCAGAACGCTTGCCTTTTTTCCGCTTTTAGAGATGGCGTATGTGATTCGTTCGGTTGGAGTCTTCATTAAGCTAGCTTAATGCCTGCGTTGTTTGGAGTCCTTTATCTTCTTGCCATATTTGTTAAGTGCGCTTATTGTTCGTGGCGGGAAAATAGGAGGGCACCATGCTCACAACCGAAGTTATCGCCTTCTTCGGAGGGAAATCTAAAGTGGCTGCGGCTCTAAAAGTCTCGCCCGCAGCAATATCGCAATGGGGTCCTGAGCCGCCACATTCACGGCAGTATCAGATTCAAGTGCTTTCGGCGGGAAAGCTCATGGCGGCAGATGTGGCATCAATTCAGCCGGCCGTTATTTCCGCCCCGGACCTGGATCTTCTCAGAGCGGCTTAGAAAAAAGGCGACCAAAAGGCCGCCCGGTTCCTCCCGGCACACACCACCACAGTGCTGTCGGGTCGCGTTAAAGGCGGGCGGAGCAAACCACATGCAAAACCGCCTTTCTTTACCGCGCTGCCAAGGCACGGATGCCTTGGGTTGCCTGCTAACCCACCACGGTCTGCAGGCTTTATCGGCAAGGTGCATGCGGAGCATGTGCCTTGCCGCTGGGGTGCAGCCGGGTTTTCTACCACAGAGCAACCGGCTGCATATGACCACTTACTAGTGACCACGGCGCAACTGTATCAAACAGGCGTGCGGCGGTCACTGGCAGACTTTTGGGTGTAATGCCATGAACCGTAAACATTTCAGTTCTATTGAGCGCGCACAGCGTTCGCTCTTGACCCTACCGCAAGCGCTGCTCCACGCAGCTCGCGATTACCCCGGCGGCGCCACTGCCATTGCCGCTATCGACGGCGGCAACGCCACCACCCTCAACCATAAGCTGAGTCTGACCAATAGCAGTCACACACCAAATATTGGTGACCTTGAATTGGTGCTGGATGCAACGCGTGACCCGCGCATTGTGGATGCGCTACTGCATCCCATTGGCTGGGTGGGTATCGACGTTTCCGAGTTGAGCGACACCGACACTGCTCAGTCGCTAATGGCGGGCATTGGCGGGCTGCTTTCCCGTGAAGGTGAGTTAGCCACACATTTATCGGCCACGCTGTCGGATGACAAGGTGGACAATGTCGAGCTGGCCGAGTTTGAGTTGCTGGCCGAGCGCATGGTGCAGGCGGTGTTCAAGTTGCGAGCGGTGTTGCGCAAGAAGCATGCGGAGGACCTGACTCATGGCCGATAACGCAGACGTAGCTGACGATGTTATCGCTCTTAATTTCGCAATGGCTCTGGCTGCTCGACCTATTGCGAAACCAGGTCAATGCGCATTGGAGCGCGTGGACTGTGGAGATGCCATCCCTGAGGCGCGGCGGCTGGCGTTGCTTGATCGAGGCTGCACTCGCTGTACTGAGTGTGAAGAGTTGGCAGGCCGGCGGCGCGGGGTGCGGGCATGACTAATCACGAACTGCTTGATGATGTATTGGCCCAGCTGCAGGACTATGGGCTTAAACCGGAAACCTCGCTGGTGATTGGTAAGCGGGTGCGCTGCGAGTGCGACGGTGATAAGGCCCCAGAGAAAACCGGTTGGTATGTGATTTATGAGCATCAGACCGATGATGGCAGGGTGCTGTATTTCGGTGCATTTGGGGATTGGCGCCAAGGTGAAAAGGGGAGCTGGCAGAAGATCAAGGTCAAGGGTGGCCGGCTGAGCGCGGAAGATCGGGCAGTGATGCGGGCGCGGGCAGAGGAAGGCCAGCGCAAGGCCGCATTGGCCGAGGAGCGAAAGCACCGCACCGCTGCCAGGCGCGCTGCTGGAATGTGGAAGCACCTATCTGAGAAAGGCAGCTCGCGTTACTTGGATGCCAAGCGCGTGGTCGGTTTAGGTCTGCGTTACAAGGCAAAGAGCGCCACGGCCTTTGTGCCAATGCGCAATGTGAAAGGCGATATTGTCGGTCTACAGGTGCTGTACCCGGAAAAGCAGGCGAATACGGGCAGGAACAAAACCTATTGGCCGTATGGTTTGGCGAAGGAAGGTGCGTTCCACCTGATTGGTCCGGAGCCTGAGCCGGGCGATGTAATTTTGATCGCAGAGGGATACGCGACCGGCGCTAGCCTGCATATGGCGACCTCGCTGACGGTATGCATTTGTTTCGACGCCGGTAACTTGTTGCCGGTGGCGCAGGCGATGCGCACAAAATACCCTGGCCGGCAGCTGGTGTTTTGCGCTGATGACGATTGGAAGACGGTGGTGAATGAGCTGCCGTTTAACGCGGGCGTAATCAAAGCCGGCAAGGCGTCGGTGGTGGTGGGCGGTCAGGTGGTTATGCCCGTGTTCGATAACGATCGAGAGGATGGCTGGACGGACTTTAACGATTTGCATTGCGCCGAGGGCCTGGATGCAGTGCGCCGCCAGGTGTTGGCGGTGGTGCGGCCACCTACCGATGAGGGGTGGCGGGACAAGCTGCAGTATTCTGAAAGGGGCGGATTGATCGTACATCCGTTCAACGTGGCAATGATTCTGGGTAACGATAAACGCTGGACTGGGGTAATCGCCTGGGATTCGTTCAGTTCGAAGACGCGCAAATTGCGCACGCCACCGTACGGCGGTGGTGCTGGAGACTGGAGCGACTTAGACGATATCAGGGTCGCGCTTTGGCTTGCTGATGTGTATGGGCTACGAGTGAAGACGGTCCACGTTGTTGAGGCAGTAAGTGCGGTGGCAAATGACAACTCCTACCACCCTGTTCGTCAATATCTGGAAGCGCTGGAATGGGATGGCATGCCACGTCTTGAACGCTGGCTGCAGGATCGGTTGGGTGTCGTGGAGAGTGAGTACACCCGCAAGGTCGGCAAGCGCTGGATGCTATCGGCCGTAGCTCGGGTGTTCCGGCCTGGTTGTAAGGCTGACTCGATGTTGATTCTGGAAGGCTTGCAGGGCGAGGGTAAATCGACTGCTGCTCGGGTTTTAGGCGGCGAATGGTTTATGGACACGTCGTTTGACCTGAGCAGCAAGGACGCCTATCAGGCGATCCGGGGCAAGTGGATAGTGGAGATGGCCGAGCTGGACTCTCTGAACAAGGCAGAGTCGACCAAGGCCAAGCAGTTTGTTTCATCGGCTATCGACACCTATCGTGAGAGCTATGGTCGCCGCATGCTTGATGTGCCGCGACAAAGCGTTTTTATTGGCACGACCAACCAAGATGAGTACCTGAAGGACGACACAGGCAACCGCCGTTACTGGCCGGTGATGTGTACCAAGGTTGATGTTGAGGGCCTGCGGGCCGACCGTGACCAACTCTGGGCCGAAGCGGTAGCCTGTTTTCGCACAGGTGACCCATGGTGGGTTGAGCGTGAGGAGGCTGATATTTTTGCTGCCGAGCAGGATCAACGCTATCAGGCGGATATGTGGGAGGACCTGGTGGTCAGCTACCTGGCCGACAAGCATATTGGCGACACTGTGACAGGCGCTCACCTGCTTGAACATGCACTTAACATCGATCCGAGTCACTGGGGCAAGCCCGAGCAAATGCGTGTCGGTAAGATTATGCATCGTTTGAAGTGGCCCCGACGCCGCAAGGGCAGTGGCCCAGGTGGTATTCGTAGCTATGAATATGTGAAGCCTGCGGAATGGAAACGTGGATCGGCAGCACCCGGGCAGGAGAGCGCATTTTGATCTCTGAAATGGATGAGATGTTGAAGTTATGGGCGTTCGATATGCATGGCGGTGTTGGTGCTGAAGGATCTGCCAGCAGCATGTTGGGACAGTTAATAGATTGCCAGGGGGAACTGATTCGTGGATCACGCGGTGGTTCGAAGATGCTGCTGCCGTGGAGTGCTGACCTTGAGGTAATCGTAAACAAGCACCTGTCCTGGCCCTTGGCCCAGGTGGTTCGTGAGCATTACCTGAACCATGAGAGTGTGGAGCGACAGAAGTGGGCACACTGTGGGTGCGGGCGAACGCAGTTTTATGCCCGATTGCACTCGGCACATTTGGAAATTGCTGGCATGCTTTTGGATCGTGTAGCGTGATTGTGCTGTCTACCCCGGCGCGGCCCTCTAGTCGTTTTGCTGGTGGAACGCCTGTACGCCGCGTGGAAGCTGGTGGCGGCCCACCGGCCCACTTTTACCCGACCTCTCTCGCATGGCGTAGACACACACAATCACGCACGCGCATACGCGCAGCGTTTATTACTTTCTATCTCTACATGGAAAACTTAATAAATAGTAGGACGGAAGGGCAGCTCCTTTGTTTTTCGGCGTTTCAGACGTCGCGCCTATCTTGTGATTGGTGGAGCTGGTAGAGCGCTGGCCTGCGGCGCTGGAGCCATTAATGTTATATGGCCGTTGATTGCCAGTGCGTTACCGTTGATTGCAGGGGTGGCAGTGCCGAACCCTTGCTGCCACCGGATTGGAGAGGTATAAATCAGTCATGTTCAAAGAGGTACGCAACTAGCGACCTCACCACAAACCCGGCCCTTGCGCCGGGTTTTTGCGTTTATGGGGTAGAGCGATGACGACCGAGCAGCAAGCGTTTATTGATATGCCGATCTGGATGGTGATCGTGCTGTCCTTGGTCGGCGGCATATCTGGCGAGGCATGGCGGGCCGATAAAGCGGGGATAAGTGGCTGGTCCTTAATTCGCCGCTTGCTCCTTCGGTCCGGGGCCTGCGTGGTCTGCGGTCTTTCCACCATGATGTTGCTGCACGCTTCGGGCATGTCGGTCCTGGCGGCGGGCAGCATCGGGTGCCTGACCGCGATGGCCGGCGCCGACGTCGCTATCGGCCTTTACGAACGCTGGGCGGCCAAACGGCTGGGCGTATGCAATGTACCGCCCTCGGTCAATGACCAGCACTGATGTATGGCCAGCTTTAGGGGATGAGATGTTAAAAAAAGTATTTATCCAATCTTCCATAGGTCTTGGTTCAGCTGGAATGCGACTGCTTGGGGGGCCGACTGCAGCTGCCCTAAGCGCTCCCGAGATGTTTGAGTTTCTACTCGCTCCCCTTATTACTGTCGACCAACCGGTACTTACACCGGTTATCCGCACCACGGATCGCTATTCATCAGTACCTGCAAGTGGTGAAGTTTTCACAGGAAGCCTGGGTTGGCGTTTTACGTTGCAGCGGCAAGCGACAATTACGGGGCTTGGGTTTGCTGATATCGGTGCGAATGGCCTCGGAAACCCCCATACAGTCTCAGTCCATCGCGTCGCTGGTGACGAATTGTTGGCTAGTGTTGTGGTGCCTACCGGGACACAAACGGAATTAATGGGCGGCTACCGATTCGCTGATCTGCCGTCCCCGGTGACGCTTGATCCTGATGAGTACATTGTGTGGTCTAGCAATTTCACCGGCACGGACCGCTACGTTCGTCTGCAGACGGTACGGGATGCTGCCAATGGAGCGATCACGTTTGGCAGTCGCTACTGGAGTACTGGGTCGGTAATACCCACCTCGGCACCGGATTCAGCGCTCTATTTTCCGGTATCCATAAGGCTGTGGACAGGTAAGTCGCTCAGCCTGACCGGGAAAATATTCGCCGCTTTAGGTAATGCGCAGGAAATAGCGATCTACAGGAAGGTTGGGAGCAGCTTGACCAAAATGGGCGTGGCAACGGTTTCACAGTTGTCATGGCAATACAGCGAAGCTACAGAGCAACCTATTGGCCCTCAAGTTCTACGAGTGGTTATTCAAGCAGTGGGGGGGACTATGCCATCAACGAATGATGCTTACGCCGACGTAGTTTGTACGGTGGATTAAGAGAGGCGATTATGAAAACGCAACGTATCGCATTAACTAATCAATGGCAGCAACTTACGGACGGAACGCAGACTCGTATCCTTCAACTAACTGAGTGCTCCTTCGCCTTAGCTGTATCAGAGACTCAGCCAGATGCTGACGATCCTTACTATCTGCTCACGGATTTGGTGACGGTAGGGCCACCGTTCAAATGGTGGATTAGAGTGCTGGATCGCGAGCAGTCAATAGTAGTGACTCTATAAGTCAGAGCTAGATGGATTGAGGCTATTCCCTGTATCGAGTTCTCACCCTTGTGGTGATTTCAACGGATCGTGTTCGAATACGGATGCGTCCAGCAGGTTGGCATGTATTGCCCCTAAGTTGAGCGGCGGTATCAGCGAAATTCCTTCAGCTTTTACGATCTCTGGGCTGCGTGGTTCACATCGCAAAAGTACGTCGAAAAGCCGCCGGGGACCCTGGTGGTATTCGAGCGGCACGGGGAATAAAACCCGCGCAACTCGGTTTCTGCGAGCACTGAAAAGTTACTGAAATTTCAATCATTGAAATCCTATTGAAAAAGGACTGAAAAGTATCTTATGACTGAGCCTCTCTACCTCTCGAAAAGCGCCTTTGCTGCTCGAATTGGGAAGGCGCCTAGCACCATCACCTGGCTGAAAGACAACGGGCGTTTGGTGATGGCGCCGGATGGGAAACGTGTCGATGTATATGCGACAGAATCCCTCATCAAAGAAACTGCGGACCCCAGCAAGGCCGGCGTTGTCGCCCGTCACGAACGGGAGCGGCAGACCAAAGACGGTTTCAGTACAGCGGCCCCGGAGACCTCCCGGCCGCTTTTGCACGCTACGCAGGCGCCGAGTCTTTCCGCTGCCGATGCTTTGCCCGACTTCCAAAAGGCGCGTGCTCGGAAGGAGCACTTCGCATCGCTCAGCGTCGAGGCTGATTTTTACAAGGATCAGGGGGTGCTAGTTGAGTCGGCTGTGGTCGATAGAGCTGCCTTCGATACAGGCCGGCTGCTGCGTGATTTGCTTATGACAATGCCGACCCAGATCGCCCCAGAATTGGCATCGATGACCGACCCATGGATGGTGGAAAAACACCTGTTGGCTGCGCTGCGCCGGGCATTGGATGACGCCGAACGGATGTCCACTGCCGATTTACAACGTGCGCTTTCAAGCACGGAGGATTAATCATGACCACGTACGCCGACGGCACTAAGGTTTACCGCACCGGCTACTTTCGAGGATTGCGGCCGGAGCCTGAGCTTTGGGTTGACGAATGGGCCGATCGTTACATGCGTATCCCGCAAAGCCTCGGCGTCGCTGAACCAGGTCCCTATCGCACGGCACGTACGCCTTATGCCCGTGAGCCGATGCAATGTCTATCACCGGCGCATCCATGCAAGCGGGTGGTGACAATGATTGCTTCGCAGTTGATGAAGACGCAGATTGCTTTGAATTGGATTGGCGGATGCATTCATATGGCGCCGGCGAACATTCTGTTGCTGGAACCGACGCAGAGCCTGGCACATGATATTGCCGCACGTTTTGATCAAGCCGCAGAGGTGGTTCCTGAATTACGCGAACGCATCGTTAAGCCACGATCAAGAAAAGGGACTAACACATCAAGAGTTAAACAGTTCGAGGGCGGACGGTTGTTCATCGCGACAGCCGGCTCATCTTCCAACCTCGCAGAAAAGTCTGTTCGCTACGTCTACGGGGACGAAATAGATCGTTGGGTAATGGATCTGAATAGCGAGGGTGATCCGGTCAAGCTCGCAGAGGCACGCGCTTCCACCTTTGGGCGCAACGCCAAGTTCTATTTTTCAAGTACACCTACCCTCAAGGGCGTGTCGCGAATCGATGATCTTTTTCGCATCAGTGATCAGCGTCATTTTTATGTGCCGTGCCCTCATTGCCAACACATGCAGGTGCTCGACTGGTCTCATCTGAAGTGGGACGAGGCGTACACCCAGGTTCACTACCTATGCAATGGACCTGATTGTGGCGCGCTGATTGATGAGCATGAAAAGGCCACGATGCTGGCGAAGGGAGAGTGGCGTGCCCACTCACATGGGGATGGCGAAACCATTGGCTTTCAGCTCAATGCCCTTTATGCACCTCTTGGATGGACCAGTTGGATCCTGTTAGCCCGCGAGTTCGACTCAGCGATGAGCGAGCAGAAAAAGGGCAATCAGTCGCTCATGCAGGTGTTTTACAACACCAGGCTTGGTCTGCCTTGGGACAGCGCATTTGAACAGACCAAGGCTGGTGAGCTTCAAGCCAGAGCGCTGCTAGAAACTTACGTCCTCGGTACCGTGCCAATCGGCGCGCTGATGTTGACTGCCGCAGTGGACGTTCAAGGCAATCGTCTTGAGTTTATGGTTATGGGCTGGGGGGTGGGACTAGAGCGATGGGTAGTTGACCATCAGGTCATCATGGGCGACCCGTCTGACGACAGAACATGGGAGGCGTTGGATAACAAACTCAAGGTTCGCTACCGCCACCCCAGTGGAGTCGCACTGGGCATCCTTGCGACTGCGGTTGACTCGGGCGGCAACCACACCCATGAGGTTTATCAGTTTTGCCGTATTCGTCGTTGGCGAAATGTCTTTGCAGTGAAAGGCGAGAGCCGCCCGGGCAAGCCGGTCATTGCACAGCGTGCGTCCCGCGTGGATGTCAACTGGCGGGGTAACATTGAAAAGAACGGTGCTGAACTGTGGATGATCGGTACCGACACGGCAAAGGACTGGATCTACAACCGCTACGCATTGCCGTCTGGGCCGGGTGCTTTGCATTTTGCAAAGGATCTACCTGATGACTTCTTTGCTCAGTGTGTAGCGGAGCGCAAGGTGGCTCGCTTCGTTAAGGGTGAGTGGCGAGTTGTATGGACTAAGGGCAAGGCTGATCGTAACGAAGCACTCGATCTGATGGTATATGCGCTTGCAATGGCCGAATACCTTGGCTTGGGGCGTTATCACGAAAGTGACTGGGATCGGGTACGACAGTCGCTCATGCAGCATCATTTGTTTGAGGACAAATCTATTCCGGCTGATCCGGTAGTACTTACTGCATCAACCGAAAAACTTGAGGCGTTGCCCATTGCGAAAACATCCTCAGCCACGCCTGCTACGGCTTCTGTCCTACCAGTTACTCCACGCCACCAACCGATAGCTGCTCCTCCACGCCGCGTCAGTACAAGCGGTTACCTCAAGAGACGGTGATATGTCGTTTACCCCTAAGCACCTCGAAGCCATCGAGCGCGCCATCGCGCGCGGTGAAAAGACCGTGCGCTACAGCGATCGCACGGTGGAGTACCGCTCCATCGATGAACTGCTCAAGGCCCGCGATGAGATCCGCACCTCGCTAACCAACGCGGCCGGGCAACGCTCTCGCGTGATCCGGCTTACACACGGAGGCAAGGGAATCTAATGGCCCGAAAATATCCGACACTCACCCGTAACGGATTCTTGCTGCCGTCAAACATCAAGGCCAGTTACGAAGGTGCCGGGGAGGGCCGTCGTTCGGCCAGTTGGGAAGCCACCGACAACGGCATCAACAGTATCAACACCCCGGCGCTGCGAAATTTACGTGCCCGTTCGCGGGCGGCGGTGCGCAATGATCCCTACGCCTTTAACGTCATCGACAAACGCGTCAGCAACCTGATTGGCACTGGCATAACACCCAGGCCAATCACGGACGATGCTGAACTGCGTAAGTTGAAACAGCAGCTGTGGGATTACTGGGTGGACGAGGCCGACGCCGATGGACTTACCGACTTCTACGGTATGCAGGCCCTAGTGGCGCGCACCGTCGAAACAGCAGGCGAATGTTTTATACGGCTGCGACCTCGTAGCCCCAGCGAAGGCTTGGCAGTACCGCTGCAACTGCAGGCGCTCGCCCCTGAATTTGTCCCTCACGACAAGTTCGAGGCGGCCAAAAATGGCAACGTAATCCGCGCTGGCATTGAGTTCAGCCCGGCCGGCAAACGGGTGGCGTACTGGATGTACTTGTCTCACCCGCGCGATTCGTCGTCACTGAACGCTGGCTACAACCAGCTGGTGCGTGTGCCGGCGGCACAGGTGCTGCACATCTTCGAACCCATGGAGCCAGGACAGTTGCGCGGCGTACCGCGTTTGGCTCCGGTGCTAAAGCGGCTGCGCAGCTTGGACAATTACGACGACGCCGTGCTGTTCCGCCAGGAGGTGGCGAATCTGTTCGCCGGCTTCATCAAGCGACCTCCGCCGGATAGCGGGCAGCAACCACGCGATCCGGTGACGGGCAAGTTGCTGACCACCGACAGTGATGGCTTCACACCGATGGTCGCCCTTGAGCCCGGCACCATTCAGGAACTGGCACCAGGAGAAGAGGTGGAGTTCTCTAAGCCACCGGACGCGGGCAACAACTACCCGGACTTCATGCGTCAGCAGCTAATGGCTGCAGCGGCGGGTTCTGGTACGCCCTACGAGATCCTCACCGGCGACATGCGGGAGGTCAACGACCGGGCGCTGCGGGTGGTGCTCAACGAGTTCCGACGGCGCCTGGAGCAGCTGCAATTCGGCGTGTATGTCCATCAGCTGTGTCGCCCCGTGCGGGCGGCCTGGCTGGACATGGCGGTGCTGTCAGGCGCCCTGGTGCTGGAGGACTACGCGCAACGTCGGCGCGAATACCTGCGCACACGTTGGGTACCGCAAGGCTGGGCCTACATCCAGCCGGTGCAGGACGTGCAGGCGCGGCGCATGGAAGTGCAGGCGGGCTTTGCCTCGCGTAGCGAGATGGTGCTGCGTACCGGCTATGACGCGGAAACGGTCGACACGGAAAACGCAGCAGATCTCGTCAGGGCCACTGGCCTCGGCCTCAACTACACGACTCTTGAAGCCATCGAGTTGATCGATGACAAGGAACTACCATGAGTAAAAAAACCAAACCCTGCGTCTATGACAAGGCCGGCAAGCAGGTAAATGTTGCCGACAAAAGCTGGTACACCTTCCAGGCAAGCGGCGAAGCCGAGCAACGCAGTATCGAGATCTTCGTATACGGCGAGATAGGCGCTTGGGGCGTTACCGCCAATCAGTTCGTGCAGGATCTGCGCGCCATGGATGATGGTGCGTCCCCAGTGATTGTCGCGTTCAACAGCATCGGCGGTGATCTGTTCGATGGCCTGGCGATACACAACGCGTTGTCGCGATTGGGTGAACGCTGCACTGGTCGTATCGACGCTCTGGCGGCCAGCGCGGCCAGTGTCGCGGTGTGTGGCGCTCACAGGGTCGTGATCGCAGCCAACGCCATGCTGATGATCCATAACCCCTACACCTTTATCAGTGGCGATGCCAAAGACTTCCGCCGTGTCGCCGATGTGCTCGATCAGACCCTGGAAGCAATCATTGCGGCCTACAAAGCCAAAGCACCGGACGTTGACGAAGCCGAGCTGCGGCGCATGGTCAACGCTGAAACTTGGCTCACCGCCAATGAAGCGGTGGCGCTGGGCCTAGCCGATGAAGTCGGCGATGGCATCAAGGTCAGTGCCTGTCTCGGCCAGGGGAGCGTGTTGCAGCGTTTCCAAAATCCTCCCGCCGAGCTGCTCGCCCAGCTGGATGAAGAACCGGAAGCCGAACCACCTGAACCAGTTCCAGCCCCTGTGCTGGACGCGGCCAGGTTGGCGCTGATGGTTACACAAGGTTGTGCGGCAGCTGGCATCAGCAACCTGGTGGAACCCCTGCTGGCCGCCACCAAGCTCGAAAGCGAAGCGGTCATCCAGGCAGCACTGATCAATGCAAAGGCGCTGCACGGCCTTTGTGTAGCCGCACGACTGCCAGAGCTAACCGGCGAGTTCATCAGCGCTGGCTTGGACGAAGCCGCCGTCAGGGCGCGTCTGTTCGACAAGCTGGTGGGTAGCGGCGGTGGCTTTGAAATCAACAACAGCCTGCCGCTGGACAGCGACCCAGTACCTACTGTGCAGGCAAAGCAAGTCGACACCCACGCAATCTGGACCAACCGACAGGCGGCTCAGAATGGATCCTCAAAAGGAGCAAGAGCATGAAAACTGAATCGATGCACGCAGGCGAGTTTCTGCTATCCGAGGGTGCGGGCAACATTTCCCGCGAGGCGATCAACGTCGCCGCAGGTGTCGCCCTGGAACCAGGCCAGATCCTCGGCCTGGTCACCCTTACCAGCGAGTTTGCCCCGTATCAGCCGACCGCCGAGGACGGCACTGAGAACGCCGTCGCGATTCTCTATGGGCCGGTGAGCGAGTCGGATGTTGTTCGACGCGGTCGTGCCATCGTGCGTCTTGCCGAGGTCAGTGAAGCGCACTTGACCGGCCTCGATCCTGCCGCCGAAAGGGCTCTGGCTACCCATTTTGTGATCGTCCGCTAAGACGCTCATTCTTTTTTCCCATCCCGCCGAGTGCGGGATTTTTCGTTATTGGAGAGTAGCCCATGGCCGATATCGGCATTTTTGAAGACGATGCGTTCAGCGTCTCCTCGCTGACCGCTGCAATCAATGACCAGGAATACCTGCCTGGCCGCATTAGTAGCCTGGGATTGTTTCGCGAAGAGGGCATCAGCACTTTAACCGTACAAATCGAGAAAGACGGAGACACCCTGGCGCTGGTGCCGGCCGGTGAGCGCGGTACGTCGGGCCTGGTGGTCGGCGGTACCAAGCGTAAAATGATCCCGTTCAACACCGTACATCTGCCTCAACGCTTCACCATCAAAGCGGATGAAATTCAGGGTATCCGTGCTTTTGGTACACGCAGTGAGCTGCAGGCGGTTCAGGACGTGGTTAACAAGCGCCTGGCGAAGGCCCGCCGTCAGTTGGATGCCACCCACGAATTCCAACGTATGGGCGCGTTGAATGGTCAGGTACTGGATGCCGATGGCAGCACCGTACTGTTGGACATCTACAGAACCTTCGGTGTCCAGCGCAAGAAGCTACCGATGGGGTTGAACGATCCCGCGACTGATCTGCGTGTTCGAGTCGGTGAGGCACTCGACATGCAAGAGGATGCATTGGGCAACATCACTAGCAGCGGCTCTCGGGCGCTCTGCGGGAAAAACTTCTGGAACAAATTGGTCGCTCACGATTCGGTCCAAAAAACCTACCTCAACTCCATTCAGGCTGCGGCCCTGCGCGGTGATGCGCGGGAGAGCTTCGAGTTCGGTGGGGTCGTCTGGGAGCGTTATCGTGGCAAGATCGCGGGCGTCACGTTCATCCACGATGACAAGGCACTGCTGATCCCCGAAGGCGTTCCGGACCTTTACATCTCGTCGTTCGCACCAGCGGATTACATGGAAACGGTCAACACCCAAGGGATTCCGTACTACAGCAAGATTGAGCCGCTCCCCTTCAACAAGGGTGTCGCCGGTGAGGCCCAATCCAACCCGCTGCATATATGCACGCGGCCTCTGGCTCAGATCCTGCTGGAACTCTGACCGTGCCTTTTCGCGATCTGATCGATGACATCGACGATGTAGTGTTCGAAACACTGGGCGATTCCGCCCAGATCGAGGGTCGCACCGAGCCGGTCCTGGGCATGTTCATGGCGCCATGGAAGGCGCCGCAGTTCGGCAAGACCCAAACCGCCATACGCGAACCTCGCTTTGAGATACGCGTTCGCGATTCGGATGGCCTGACCAAGGGCCTTCGTGTCACGGTCGATCTGCCGACACTGGACGGCGGTGGTAATTACGATCTGTTGCAGCTTGAGCCCGGTGGCGATGGCCTGGTGGCCTTGATCTTGAGGAAGCGTCCATGAGTGTCGGCAGCTATGCAAGGCAGAATCGCGGCGGTGGCTTGATCAACATTCAACCGTCACTAGCGGATTTGAAGGTCTTTCAGGACTTCGCTCGTCTTGTACCTAAAGCTGCTGCGGCTGCTCAACGGCGAGCGATCAACAAAACGTTGGGGTGGCTGCGCACCCACATTGCCAGAGCGGTGGGAAAGCAAGAGCGCATCGCTATTGGTGCTGTCCGGCAACGGTTGCGGGCTTACCCCACCAGCGGCGGGGCGATGCGCGGCAAGTTGTGGTTTGGTCTTAACGCAATCGAGGCCAGTCGCATCGGCCGGGCACGTCAGACGGGCAGGGGTGTGTCAGTAGCGGGGCGTCGTTATCAGGGGGCATTTTACAAACAGGTGTACGGCGGCAGCGCCGATATCTGGATCCGTACTGCCAGCAAGCACTTCAATAGCGATGACTACCCCGAGGCGACTCAGGGCAGGCGACGCACCGGTTTTGTTGAGGAAAATGACAACCGCTTTCCACTGGCGAAAGCCAAAGTATCGCTCGACCAGGCTCGGCCACACTTCGAGGCATGGATCAAACGTGCCGATGAGCAGCTGTTGATGGTCCTTGAGCAAGAGCTCAACTACGAACTGCAGAAGTATCTGAAGGGGAGCGCTAATGTCAGATGAACCGTTCAGCATGAGCCAACTCTACCAGGCCATCGATCAGCACCTGACGGATTACCTGTCCGGTATTCAGGCGGTAGTTTTTTGGCCGGATATTCAGGAAAACCAAGGCATTCCACTGCCGTCCGTGTTTCTTGAAATGGCGGAGTTCGAGCCTGGTATCGATATCGGTACCGGTGAATCAAGTTTGGTTTGCAAGTTTGAGGCACGGATCATCGTTGATCCGATTCAAGCCAATCACCATGAGCAAGCTGTGCACCTGGCGTCCCAGCTCGCAGTGCTGCTCCGACAGCAAAGCTGGGGGCTTGACGTTAACGTCGCGCAATTTGAGCGAGCAACTCAGGATTGGACCAAGCCTGAGTTGGATGGTTATGTGGTGTGGGTGGTCGAGTGGACTCACCAGATTCAATTGGGGGTTGAAGTTTGGCCGTTCCCCGACGAAAAACCGAGCATGCTCAAGCTCAACCTGCAGACTTACCTGGACGCAGATAACCCTGGCGGTCCGCCATGAGTTGGGCTCAGGGTGAGCATGACCGAATGATCGCAGCGATGATCATACCGTGTGTAGTGGTTGGGGTGGATTTACTGGCCCCAGCCGTGCGAGTCAAGTCGGGTGACTGGGCCAGCGCCTGGGTGCGTTGGCACAGCCAAGCGGCAGGCAAGGCTAGACATTGGCGCGCGCCGAGCTTGGGTGAGCAGGGGATCTTGTTCAATCCCAGTGGCCAGGCTGGTATGGGCACGTTTGTGCCGGGGTTGTTTGGCGCAGCCGGTTCCCCCCCGGATAACCGTGATCATGTCGAAGTGTGGCGCTTTGATGATGGCGGCTCCCTTGTCTATGACTGGGAGGCCAAAAGCTACTCCATTACTGTGCCCACGGGCACCGTTAGCATCAAGGTAGGGGCGACCGAGGCGGTCGTCACGGATGGCGCGCTGACAGTCACGTCGACCAACATCAAGTTGGTTGCAGACGTCGAAATTGAAGGTTCGCTATTGGTAACGAAAAACGTAGCCGTCCACGGTGCTCTGCATGCGGTGAAAGACATCACCAGTGCCGGCAGGATCTTGGACGCCGGCGGAAACAGCGCGAACCACAAACACTAACCCTTCATTTTCATAGGCCCGCCGCGTGCGGGCTTTTCCGTTTACAGGGTTTTCCTTTATGAAGAGTTCGAGAATGACAGAACCGCTCAATAGTACCGAAGCACTTGAGCCACCCGGATTGGTTCCTTTGACCACGGACTATCCCGGTACGACGGATGTCATGAAGTCGATGGGTCAGGTGCGTGTTTTTCGCGACAAGCTCTACACCTCACGTACTTTGATATTGCCCGACAGCGGCCGCCCTCTTGACGTTCTCAAGGCGCGCGTGTCGGTACCGGACACGGACGCTGAGGCACTGGATTACCTCAAGGCTAACGAGGAATTCGAACCGCTGCAGGAGTGATTTAGATGATCGGAATGGACCGCCACACCGGCCAGCCCATTTCGGGCCTTGTGCATTTGCGACAGTGCATTGAAGACATTCTAAGCACCCCGCTGGGCAGCCGCCGACAGCGACCAGAATACGGCAGCAAGCTACGTCGATACGTGGATTTACCGGTCAACGAGGGCTGGAAAGGGGCTGTTCAGGCCGAGGCGAGCAGGGCGTTAGGCCGCTGGGAACCTCGCCTAAAGCTGGAGCGCTTGCAGGCCGTTTCTGTTCTGGGTGGGCTGATCAAGATCCAAGTCACCGGTCGTTTTCTGGGCGAGAGCGTATTGCTGGAGGTAAGTGTATGAGTATCGTCGATCTGTCCGAGTTGCCAGCGCCGGACGTGCTTGAACCCCTGGACTTTGAAGAGGTGTACACCGAAATACTCGCTGTTTTCCGTAGCTTCATGGGCGACAACTGGAGTGCGCCGCTTGAGAGCGAGCCGGTGGTCAAACTGTTGGAGGCCGGCGCTTATGCGCGTATTGGTGATCGCGCCCGGGTAAACGATGCCGCCAAGGCACTGATGCTGGCCCATGCTATTCGTGGCGACCTCGATCATTTAGGGGCTAACGTTAATACCCCACGCCTAGTGATTCAAATGGAAGATCTTCGCGCAGTTCCTCCGCAGGAAAAGATCACTGAAAGCGATGACGCTTACCGCGAACGTATCCAGATGGCCTATGAGGGCCTGACTACAGCAGGGCCGCGTAACAGTTACAAGTTGCATGCGCGCAACGCCTCGGCCCTAGTGGCGGATGCGTCCGCCGAAAGCCCGTCTCCGGCGCGCGTTACGGTAACGGTGCTGGGGCTGGCCGGCGATGGGGCGGTAGGCCCTGAGTTGTTGGCGGTGGTAGCGAAAGCTGTCAACGACGAAAACGTTAGGCCCCTTGGTGATCGGGTGACAGTGCAAAGCGCCGAGGTGTTGCCGTACCGCGTCGACGCGGTGCTGTACATGAAAGGCCCGGGGCCTGAAAGCGCCGTAGCGATGATAGAAGCAGAAAGGCGGCTCGCAGCCTGGATCAACCCCCGCAAACGTCTGGGCGTCGAGGTGGCGCGCTCCGCTGTCGATGCGCAGTTGCACGTCCCAGCCGTTTCACGAGTCGAACTGACCGGGTGGCAAGATCTGGCCCCTACAGAGGCGCAGGCGGCGTTCTGCACCGGGTACAGCGTAGTGCTGGGGGAGTGACATGAAAAGCCTTCTGCCGATCAATAGCACCCAGTTAGAGCGTGCGATTGAGGCTGCCAGCACGGATCAAACCGTGATTGCGCTCCGTTCGCTCTACAACCCCGTAACGTGCCCCGTTCATTTGCTGCCACATCTTGCCTGGGCCTGGTCTGTGGATCGTTGGGATGATCGCTGGACTGAAGCGACCAAGCGCCAAGCGGTAAGGGCGTCGTTCTATATCCATTCCCGCAAAGGAACTATTGGTGCATTGCGCCGTGTGGTCGAGCCGCTGGGTTACTTGATCGAGGTCATGGAGTGGTGGCAGAGCGTGCCAGAGGGGGTCCCGGGTACGTTCTCTCTGAAGGTCGGCGTGCTGGACGCCGGCATTACTGAAGAAATGTACGAAGAGTTGACCCGGCTCATTGATGATGCCAAGCCCGTCAGTCGACACATGACCGGCTTAGCGATCAGCCTGGAAACTACCGGTTACATCGGCATGGGCGCCTGTGTAAGCGAGGGTGAGGTGATCGACGTTTACCCACCAACGCCCCGCGATATTGAGGTGACCGGTACTTATGGTCTGGTCATGTGTATTGATGAAGTTGACACCCTGGACGTGTATCCATGATTGATCAGAACAGTCAGTTTTTCGCCATTCTTACGGCAGTGGGTGAGGCTAAACAGGCAAATGCCACTGCCTTGGGCCAGCCCTGGACCTTTTCACAGATGGGCGTGGGTGATGCCAACAACACAGATCCAATCCCCGACCACTCGCAAACGCGGCTGATCAACGAATGGCGCCGTGCAGCGGTTAATCAGGTCAGGACCGACCCGGAAAACCCGAACATCATCATCACCGAGCAGGTTATCCCGCCCGACGTGGGTGGTAAGTGGATTCGGGAAATCGGCTTGTACGATGCAGACGGCGACCTGGTGGCGGTGGCCAATTGTGCCCCGAGCTTCAAGCCTTTGCTTGTACAGGGGACGGGAAAGACGCAAATCATTCGGATGAACTTCATCGTTGCGAATACATCGAGCGTCGTCCTGAAGATTGATCCGGCGATTGTCCTGGCGACCCGCGAATATGTGGACACGCAGATAATTGAAGCCATGGCAAAAATGGACTTCAAGCATTCGGTGTTGGTGGCCACCACGGCCAACATCGCCTTGAGCGGCGTGCAGACCATCGACGGCGTACTGTTGCCGGCGGATGCGCGCGTGCTGGTGAAAAATCAGACGGCCGCCAAGGAAAACGGCTTGTACGTGGTTTCTTCGGCCGGCGTGTGGAAACGTACCCAGGATGCAGACAGTAGCGTCGAGGTGACGTCGGGGTTATTTGTCAGTGTCGAAACCGGCACCCTCAACGGTGACAGCGTTTGGCAACTGGTCACGGATGCGCCGATTGTATTGGGTACTACAGCGCTGGTCTTTGAAATGGTCGTGGGCTGCACCGGTGTTAGCGCTGGCTCCTATGCCAATGTCACCGTCGATAGGTTCGGCCGGGTGATTGGCGGCACCAACCCGACCACGCTCGCAGGTCATGGCATTACCGATGCGTTTCCAGCTGATCGCCTCATTGTTTCGACTACTGCCCCGGCGGATACCGATGGGGTGGTCGGTACTATCTGGCTGCAGGTGGAAACATGAATTTTTACGCAAAGGCCGTCACAGGTTTCAAGGCCGGGATTTTGCCTCGCGCAAAGCTGGCAGATGGCTGGCGTGATGGAGAAGTTCTATGGGTCAAGACCGCTTCGGGTTGGAAAGTGGCATGGCGACGCCGCATCGTTTACACGAATCTTGTGGACCTGGCAGATGCCAACATCTTTGCCCTGATGGGATCGCCCGTGAAGCCTCGAGAGTACGTATTTATTAATAAAGCGGTGCTGCGTGGAGTGTCTGCTGCTGCGCTGCGAACGGGTGTTTTTCCTGCGGGGTCGAAGCTGTTGGTGATTAACGAGGGGTATATCAAGGGCGCCGGCGGCGCTGGAGGAACGGCCGCGGCGGGAATGCCAGGCAATCACGGTCTTTTGCTCGAGTTCGCAACAACCTTGGATAACTCTGCCGGATATATACACGGTGGAGGCGGTGGTGGTGGCTTGGGACAGCACCGAACTTTTAGATCGGATGGTTCCGCCAAAACCGGTTATGGCGGTGCTGGCGGCGCTGGCGAGGGCGTTGGAGCTGCAAGGCCTGGGGCAGCGGGGCAAGCAATATCGGATGACGGATCCGGCGGCACTGGAGGTGCCGGTGCAGCCGCCGGCATTGCTGGTTCGCCAGGCAGTGTCGGGTGGTCAAACACTACTTATGCCACTTATGGGCCGTGGCCCGGTGGTGCTCCAGGTGCCGCGATTATTTCGGGGGGCCATGCCTTCACTTTCTCGGCTGGTAATTCTTCTGATCGTATTAAGGGGGCTGTGTCTTGAGTGACTTTGCAATTGTTTCGATCTCCCCGGAAGTTGGGACGATGGTTATTAACTGGGGGACGGTAACCCTAAACCATTTTATTCCTTCCGATTTAGCTGGAGCTGACAGCCTTTCGGCTGCGCAGATCGAGGAGCGAATCGAGGCGATGCGTCCTACGGTGCCCGAACCCGTGAGGGTTCCGGCAGCTCTGGCGGCCATGGTTCAATCTGTAGCAATCGATCCTGATGTGCGTGAGCGTGTTTGGCGTGACCGGTGTATATCACCGCTGATCGAGTCTCGAGATCGTCACCGCGACGAGGTTGAGCTCGGCATGCTTACGACACTCACGGCCTCGCAGTTCGCCGAACTGCTGGCTCACATCCAAAAACTGCGTGAGTGGCCCCAGTCACCGGACTTTCCGGATAGCGAGCGTCGCCCCGTAGCGCCGGCCTGGATCAACAATCAAACCGAATAACGCCTCACTCCGATGGGGCGTTTTCTTTTCCGTAATGTGTAACAACGAACACTCTTCACGGCCTCGCATATGCGGGGCTTTTTCGTTTCTGGAGATTGCCCTATGAGTTTCTTTCACGGTGTGACCGTCACCAACGTAAACACCGGTGCGCGCATCATTTCGCTGCCCTCGTCCTCAATCATCGGTCTATGTGACACCTTCACCCCAGGACCGAACGTGACGGCCAATCCGAACCAGGTGCTACTGATCACGCGCGAAAGCGAGGCGGTGGCTGCCTGGGGTGAAGACGCAGCTATCACCAAATCCATCAAGGCGATCTACATGCGCGCCAAAGCGGTGATCGTGGCGTGCGGTGTCGAGAAGCTGGCCACGCCAGCGTTGCAAGCCTCGGCTGTCATTGGCGGCGTCCTGGCTGACGGCCAGCGTACCGGCATGCAGGCGCTGTTGGATGGTAAGAGCCGATTCAACGCCCAACCCCGGTTGCTGATCACCCCAGGTCATAGCGCGACCCAGGAGGTGGCTACGTCGCTCGATGCGCTCGCCGGCAAGTTGCGCGGTATCGCCATCGTCGACGGCCCAAACACCACCGACGAAGCCGCCATTGCCTACGTCGAGAACTTCGGCAGCAAGCGCGTGTTTATGGTCGACCCGGGCGTGCAGACCTGGGACACCGTTCTCAGCGAATCCGTTGATGCGCCGGCCTCGGCCTGGGTGGCGGGTCTGTTTGCCTGGACCGATAACGAATATGGCTTCTGGGCCTCGCCGTCGAACAAGGAGTTTGTCGGCATCACCGGTACCACGCGTCCGATTGAGTTTTTGGACGGCGACGCAACGTGCCGAGCCAACCTGCTCAACAACGCGAACATCACCACGATTATCCGTGACGACGGCTACCGCCTATGGGGCAACCGTACCTGTTCCAGTGATCCGAAGTGGGCCTTTGTCACACGCGTACGCACCCAAGACATCGTCATGGACGCGATCCTTTACGGGCACAAGTGGGCGGTCGACCGCTCGATCACCAAGACCTACGTCAGCGACGTGACCGAAGGCCTGGAAAACTTCATGCGCGACCTGAAGAAGCAGGGCGCGGTGATCAACTTCGAAGTGTTCCCGGACGACGAGCTGAACACGCCAAGTCAGTTGGAACAGGGCAAGGTCTTTTGGCGCATTCGTTTCACCGACGTGCCACCGGCTGAAAACCCTACATTCCTCGTTGAAGTCACTAATCAGTGGATCACCGAAGTCATCGAAAACAAGGCTTAAGGAGGCTTCGCAATGTCCATGATTCCCCAAACGCTGTTCATGATGAACATGTTTGTCGACGGCATGAGTTTCGCCGGCGACGTGCCCATCTTGAGTTTGCCCAAGCTGAAAATCAAAACCGGCGAGTACCAAGGCGGCGGCATGGATGCTCCCATTGATATGGACCAGGGCATGGAAAAGCTGGAGGCGTCTTTCAGCACCAAAGGTGTTCGCCGTGAGGCGATGAAGTTCTTTGGCCTGGCTGATCAGACCGCGTTCAACGCCGTGTTCCGTGGCTCGTTCAAAGGACAGAAGGGGGCAACTACTGCAGTGATCGCCACCATTCGCGGGATGGTCTCGGAGCTGGATCCAGGTGAATGGAAGCCCGGCGGTGACGCTGAATTCAAGTACGCCGTCAGCGTCAGTTACTACAAGCTGGAAGTCGCTGGCGTGCGTATGTTTGAAATCGATCCTGTTAACGCGGTTCGCGTTATCAACGGCGTTGACCAACTCGCTGGCGTACGCCGCGACCTGGGCCTGTAAGGAGATACCCATGACTAAAGAACTCGACAAGATCCCGGAGTGGCTGACGATCACCACCGACTCGGCAACCATCAAATTGTCCAAGATCGTCAAAGTAAATCAAGTCGACACCGATCAGTTGATCATGCGCTCGCCAACTGTCCGAGAGGTCCGCCACGCGACCAAGGCTTCGCCCGACGATGAAGAGCAAAGCGAAATGATTCTGTTCGCCAGCCTGACTGATGCAGGTGCGAGCGATCTGTCTGAGTTGAGCGTGCGTGATTACAAACGCTTGCAGGCCGCCTATTTTCGCCTGGTGCGCGAGGACCGGGTTTAACGAGGAAATACAGAGAAAGCTGGCTCAGCGGCTGGCCCGGGAAATGTCTTTCTCGGCCAGCGAAATCGAAGCCATGTCTTTCTCAGCGATGATCTGGTGGCTTAAGGAATGAGCCACCCGTACCTTTTCGGAGTGACCCCATGGCGAATAACCTGGCGCTTGGCGTCGTCATCGGCGGCGCTATCAGTTCGACCGTCGGCGCCGCCTTCAAGGACGTTGAAGGGCGTATAAAGAAACTCAGTGATCAGGGCGCCAAAGCCCGGGTACTGCAAAGCACCATTGGCGACACAATCCGCCTACGTAATGAGTGGAAAAAAGCCCATGACACCGGATCAGCTTCGGCCGACGGTTTACTGAAAAAATTGGAAACCAATCTCCGGACGCTCAAGAATCAGGGCGTCGAGGTCGGTAAGTTACGTAACGAGTACCAGAAACTGGGCCAAGTGGCCCGTGGGGCTGAGCTCAAGGCGCTTGGTCACACTCAAATCACGCAGGGTAAGGACGGGCTGAAAAGCTCGCTCGGTCAGGCCACGGCGCTGTCAGCGGCGGTCGCTGTTCCCACCAAGATATCCGGCGACTACCAGGCGCAGATGCGCCAAATGTCGCTGTGGGCGCACACAGCCGGCACTGGTGACGAAGGCAAGATGGCCGCGTTAGTGTCGACCATAGCGGACGACAAGGGCATGAGCCGGCAGCTGCTTGCCAAGGCGGTGGGTGGCCTGATCGAAAAGGGTGTTGATTGGCAGGAAGCCAGTGCCTATGCCGGCCAGATTGCCGACCTGATCGACGGCCAAGGCATGGAAGCGGCGACCATAGCGACCTTGATCAACTCGTTCAAGGAGGCCGGCGTTAAGCAAAAAGACATGGGAGGGATGCTCGGCCAGGTTGCAGCAGCAGGCGATATTGGCGCGTTTGGTCCCAAGGAAATGGCCAAGTACTTGCCGGGCATGCTTGGCAACATCAAGCGCTTGGGCATGGAAGGCCCGGAGGCGGTGCGCTTCCTCGGTGCCAGCTTGCAGTCGCAGTATTCGCAAACGCAGGACTCGGCGGCGGCGGCAACCAACATGAACAACCTGCTTAACGCGGTGATCAGCAGTACCAGCCAGGAGCGTTTTGCCAAGGAAGGCTACGACCTGGCCGGCTCGATCCTGGCTGCGACGAAAAGCGGCAAGGCTGCCAACCCGGTTGACGCCTTCATCATGCTCAGTCAGGAAATGATCAAGCGTCAGGACCCGGCGAAGGCCAAGAAGATCGAGGCACTGAAAGCCAAAATCAAGGCGGCAGCAGATGGCAGCGCCGAGGAACAGCAGGCCATGGTGGCCCTGACCGAAGCGGCCGGGCTGGCCAACATCGTCAGCGATCAGAGCGCCAGTGCGGGTTTGCTCGCGCAAATCAAATACGGCGACAAGATCAAGGCCGATATGGTCACGATTGAGAAAACCGACGGCAAGACCAAGATCGAGGCGGACGCGGCCAAGGCCCGCGAAACGTCCAACCGCAGATGGGCGGAGGCCACGGCGGGCATGGAAGCTTCCATGATCAGCCTGGGTGATGGTTTGCGGCCTTTGACCGATAAGGTCGCGGATGGCCTGGGGAAGGTTGGCTATGCGCTGGCTGACCTGGCCAACAAATACCAGCCCGTAACGGCGGTGATTGCTGCAGTTGCTGCAGGCGCAGTCACGTTGGGCGCCGCGCTGAGTGCGCTCAAGATCGGCAAGGGCCTGCTGAACGTCGGCCGTGGTTCGCTGATGGGCAATCCGAACATCCCGCAAAAGGTGATCGTGACCAATCTACCTGCCAGCGGACTGGGCGGGCTGGATGGTGGTGTAGACGGCAGCGGCAAAGGAAGGAGGGGCGGCAAGGCGGGTGGTCGCGGTTTGGGCTTACCCAAGGGCGCCAAGCTGCCTGCGGCCCTGGCGGTCATTGAGGCTGGCTACAAGATCAAAGATACCTACGACAACGCAACGACGCGCGATGAGAAGGCCGAAGGCTACGGCGAGGCAGCAGGTGGCTTGGCGGGCACACTGGCCGGCGCTGCGGCCGGTGCGGCGATTGGCTCGGCGGTGCCGATAATCGGCACGGTGGTCGGTGGGTTTCTGGGTGCCTACCTGGGCAGCCTGGGTGGCGACGCTCTGGGCGGATATTTGGGTAAGTCCTTCTTCGGCGGCGACGATGGGCTGAAGAAGATGCCCGATGCTGGTCCGTTGATGATGGTCAAGGCCGGCAAAGACATTCCGCCTGTGATGGCTGATATCGCGACTTCTTTCGCGCCTAAAGGTGATGGCTCTTTGCTGATGCCTGGCGCCGTCAAGACGCCGGGACCGGTGGGTGGTGACGTCGTTCGTTCGCTGGCTTCGCCGCCGGCATCGAGCGCATCCGCTGGGGTTTCGCTGATGGCGGTACCGCCAAAACCGCCGGCGCCGAAGATCGAGCAGAAGGTTGATATCAGCGCGCCTATTCAGGTGATCGTGCAGGGGGATGTGAAGGATCCGGCGCAGCTCGCCCGTGAATTGCAACCCTATATCGCGCAGCAGCAGCGCGAAATCACTCAGCAGCTGGAAAGCCGCAAGCTTTACGACGAAGCGCATCTCTGACCTGGGGGATTTATGGGCTATATGGAGCAGCTGCAATCAAGCGTGAAGTCCCTGGCGGCGGCGGGTGAGACTGGTCGCCGTAGCCTGGATGGGATGATCGCGCCGGTAGACGGGGCGATCAGTGAACTCAGCGGCGCAGCCTCGGAGTTGGAAGGCATTCCGTTTGTGGGACCGGCCGTTGGCGAAAAGCTTCAGCGCGTTATGCGTGGGGTGACAGCGGCCCAGGCGAAGGTTGGCCAGGTGGTCTCGGTGTACAGCGCAGCCACCCGGGCAGTGTCTCAGATTGATGAGCGCTTGGTTTCGCTGAAGGAGCAGGCGGGGCGGGCGGCGACGGCGATCAACAACATTGCCGGCAAGGTCAGCCTTTCGCTTTCGGGCATTGTCCCGACCGGGGCCTTTGCTGCAGATGCCACACCGGCGCCGGAGGCCGTGAAGCCTTTTCCACACCTGATGATCATGCAGCCGCGTGATCCGAAACAGCAGCCGTACTTCTTCAACCTGGATACGGCGGCTTTTGATGAGTTGCGTCGTTCGAGTGCCTTTCGCTGGGCTTCCCAGGAGCGGCTGACGCGTCGCTCGGCGCAACAAGCCGTCGGTATCGGGGATGAGAAGCTGACCCTAAAGGGCGCTATCTTCCCAGGCTTCAGGGGTGGCATTAAGCAATTGGACACCCTGCGAAGTCTGGGCGGCAAGTTGCAGCCCCTGACGCTGACCACCGGCTACGGCGACGTGTTGGGCACCTGGTGCATGACCAGTGTCGAGGAAGAACAAAGCGCGCTGCTGGCCGGCGGCATCCCGCGTAAGCAAGGCTTTACCCTGGAGTTTGTACGCTATGGCGACGACATGCAGAACGTCTGACGGGGATCTGTTGGACACCATCTGTCACAACTACTACGGCCACCTGAACGGCACCGTGGAGGCTGTGCTGGATGCTAATCAGGGCCTGGCCGATGAGGCTCAGCCGTATCGGGCAGGTGTGGTGATTGTTCTGCCGGACATGCCGGCACCGACGGAAGAACTTGTGATGCTTTGGGATTAGCCAGGCCTGGCTGTCCTTTCCATCCGTTACGCGTAACGGCCGCCAACATTCCCCCGCGTTGGCGGGGTAACTGGGTGAACCATGACCCCTCGCTTTCGTGTCGTTGCAGACGGTAAAGACATTACCGCGCTGATCAATGACCGCCTGTTATTGCTGAAAACTACTGACAAGCCTGGCATGGAGTCGGACGACTTTGAGCTGCGCATCGATGACCGCGACAGCGCCGTGGCGCTGCCCAAGCGCGGCGCCGGCATTGAGATCTACCTGGGCTATGCCGAAACGTCCATGGTGCGGCTGGGCCGTTACATGGTGGATGAGGTCGAGATATCCGGCCCGCCTAACACCATCGTCGTGCGCGGCAAGGCCGGCGACATGCGCGGTACCGGAAAGACGGTGCGCAGCGGTAGCTGGGAAGATGTGCCGCTGTCCAAGATCGTTGCCGACGTAGCAGCCCGCAACGGCTGGACGCCAGTGTGCAACGTCTTCACGAACGTGCCTCGGGCTGACCAGCTCAGCGAGTCTGATTTCAACTTCATCACCCGCATTGCCAAGCAGCACGACTGCACGGCCAAGGTGGCGGATGGGAAGTTGATTGTCATGACCCGCGACGGCGGCACGAGTGCGAGCGGCAAGACCTTCGGTGCCGTTACCATCACGCCCGCTGATGTCAGTCGGTGGCAGTTTCGCTTAGGCGATCGCAACACGCACAAAGCGGTGGCCACCAAACACCAGGACAAGAAAAGCGGTGAGCTGAAGCTGATCAGCCTGGACAACACGGATGCGCCCGACGGGCTGCCGGCGGTGCATACAGACCGTCATATCTACCCCAACAAGACCGCTGCGGCCCAAGCCGCAAAGGCCCGTCTGACCGCCTTCAATCGATCTTCTGCAGGCGTTCGTCTTGAAATGCCTGGGCGTACCGATCTGTTTGCCGAGCGTTCGGTAAACGCCACCGGCTTCAAGGTCGGCATCGATGGCGAGTACCTGGTCGACTCGGTTGAGCAGGTGATCACCCAAGCCGGCTGGTCGACTACCGTCGAGTGCAATGGCGGCAAAAAGGGTAAGGCCAAGGCCAAGGGTAAGAAGGCGAAAAAAACCAAGGAGTTCAAGGTACTACAGCTTTGACGTGACTCACTGAAACCCCCGTTTAACTAGAAATCGCCGCCGTTTGGCGGCATTTTTTTGCCTGGAGAAAACATGTCTATCACCCTGCAGCAGTTGCTGTTGATCCTCCCGAACGCTGGCCGTCAAGCCGGGCTTTTTGTCGGTGTCTTGAATACTGCGATGAGTAAGTACGGCATCGTCACGCCCAAGCGAATCGCGGCCTTCATCGCCCAAGTCGGGCATGAATCCGGCCAATTGACGCGCCTGGTCGAGAGCCTGAACTACAGAGCGGACCGAATCATAGCCTTGGGTAGTGCCGCGAGCCCGGGCTCCCGCTGGCGATCCCTGGTGCCGCGTGCCGCCGATCTGGCGGGCAGTTCGGCACGTATGGGAAATGCCGTCTATGGCGGCCGTATGGGTAACGGCCCTGAGGCGTCGGGCGAAGGCTATATCTACCGAGGGCGCGGCCTGGTCCAGATTACTGGCAAGGACAACTACCGTGCGTGCGGTGAAGCCCTGGGCGTCGACCTGATCAATCACCCCGAGCTGCTGGAGCAGCCGCAATATGCAGCGCTGTCGGCAGCCTGGTACTGGTCCGTCAATGGGCTGAACACCTTGGCCGACGCCGACGACATCCAGAACATCGGCAGCCTCATTAATACCGGCAGCAAGGGCAAGGTGCCGAATGGCGCAGCCGATCGCCTGGCGCTGTATCAGACGGCATTGCGGGTGCTGGCATGACGCCCGTGCAGAAGCTGGCCGGCCTGGTGGTGCTGATTCTGGTGGCTATGGCCGCGAGCTTCGGCGCTGCCTGGCAGGTGCAGGACTGGCGCCTCGGGAAGATGCAGGCAGAGCAGGGCGCCCAGTTCGAGGCGGACCTGGCCGCGATCAGCAATGCCGCAACAGCCCAGGCTCGCGCCGAGCAGACAAAGCGCCTGGCTCTGGAGCAGAACCTGGCCATCTCCGATCAACAACACATCAAGGAATTATCCGATGCCCAGCGAAACCAGGCTCTACTGCGTGACCGCCTTGCTACTGCTGATGTGCGGCTGTCAGTCCTTCTCGACGCCACGGATTCAGGCAGTGGCTGCGACGTGCCTGCCGCCGCCGGCGCCGGCGGCGTGGTTCATGCAGCTCGTCGAACCCAACTTGACCCAGCGCATGCTCAACGAATTCTCGCCATCACTGGTGAAGGCGATCAAGGATTGATCGCTCTGCGAGCCTGTCAGGCCTACGTAAAAGAAGTCTCTACACCGAATTAAAAGGAGCGGCAGGGCAGGATGCGTCAACATCCTACCCGGCCACCTTCCCCGCAGATCGTTCCTGCAAGTCCAGCCAAGGCTCCTGCTTCGTGCACAAAGCGGATCGAGCCTAGCACTGTTTATCCATACAGAAAAGGTCTTGCTTTTATATGTCCACACCCATCATTCCCTGGATGGGCGGCAAACGCCGCCTGGCCGACCGCCTTATCCCGCTCTTCCCACCCCACGAATGCTACGTCGAAGTCTTTGCCGGCGGCGCCGCGCTCTACTTCATGCGCCCCCAGGCCGCGCCGGTTGAAGTCCTCAACGACATCAACGGCGACCTGGTGACGCTGTACCGCGTCGTGCAGAACCACCTGGAAGAATTCGTGCGCCAGTTCAAGTGGGCGCTCAGCTCGCGCCAGGTGTTCGAGTGGCAGAAGATGACCCGCCCCGAAACCCTCACCGACATCCAGCGCGCCGCGCGATTTTTCTATCTGCAGCATCATGCCTTCGCCGGCAAGGTGACCGGGCAAACGTTCGGTACCGCCACCACCGGCCCGGCCATCAACCTGCTGCGGATTGAGGAGAACCTCTCTGCAGCATGGCAGCGTCTGTCCGGCACCTACGTTGAAAACCTGCCCTGGCTGGACTGCGCTGAGCGCTACGACCGTCCCCATACCTTCCATTACATGGATCCGCCTTACTGGCAGACGGCCGGTTATGGCGTGGATTTCCCCTTTGAAAACTACGAGCGCATGGCCGACTTCATGCGACGGTGTAAAGGCAAGGTGATGGTCAGTATCAACGATCATCCCGATATCCGGCGGGTGTTTGAAGGCTTTCACGTTGAGATGGTGGATATCCGATACAGCACGGCTAACCAACGACAGGGAAAAGCGAAAATGAGCGGCGAGCTGGTGATTATGAACTGGGAGCCAACTGCGTTGGGAGGATTGTTCTGATGTGAGTAGCCCTGCGGTTATGATAGCGACGACCGCAGGCGACATCTGGTGATAAGGAGATATGAGATGCACATTGATTGGACTGCACTGTGGGGGGCCGTTTGGAGTTTTGTTTCGAGTGATAGCGCGCCGGCATGGGTGCAGGCGGTTGGATCCATCGTGGCGTTATTTGTCGCGATTAGATTGTCTCGGTCTTCGATTGCGCACGCTGGTTTGCAAAAACAGAAAACAATTTTCTCTGTTGCTGAGGCAGCTCATGAATATGCAAACGGGGTTCGCGCTGCTGTTGATTTGATCGGTGATGAACCCGGAAGCAACATAACGCTTTATCAGGTGTATCACAGAGATATTACCGCGGGGCTGGTTAGAGCTCTTCAGGGAGCTCCTGTGCACGAACTCGCGTCGAGCCAGCAAGTCATGGCGATACTGGGTATTGTAAATCACCTTGTGTTTCTTGGAGATGCAGCGGACAAGCTGCTTTACGCCCCGTCCTTATTGCCCGGCATTTCCGAGGAATTAGAAAGCATGGATGATCTCGTTACGCGCCGTGACTATCTCTCTGCTATTACTTCAAGTTTGAAGATGAATGTGCTAACTCAAACTGACAAGATAGATGAGCATTACCTTTCTCTAAAAAAGTCGCTTGATGATTAGAGCGCCGAAAATTTTAGGGGCGAACCGGATCGATTAGTTCCGCTCCTTGATTTCTCACATTGCCCACTGCCTTGCCAACGGGGAACCATTCAAATTCTTCGGTGGGTTGGCACAGTTCCTTTGCAATCTCCTCCGCTCGCGATGGAGTTATGCCGGGATCAAGCCACTCGTTGGCATGCTCTGGCGTCAGCACCAAAGGGCGCCGGTCGTGGATATCGACCATGCCCTGATCGCTTGCGGCGGTGATAATGACAAAACCATCGCCCTCATGAGGTTCCAACTCTGGATTGACCTGGGCAAGCGCCCCGAAGAACATCGGACGCAGGCTCTTCAGGCGGATGAAGTAGGGCTGCTTCTTCTTTGGGTCGTCTGGGTCTTTCACCCATTCATACCAGCCTTCACTGGGCACAATGGCCCGGCCATTCGGCCAGAGCTGTTTGAAGAACTTCCCGGTGGTGACCGTCTCGACCCTAGCGTTAATCGGATCCGGACGTTTTCCCTTTGCCCAGAACGGCGCCCATCCCCATTTCACTGCATCGATATGCAGCCCATCCTCTAATGTGTGTAGAACCTGCACCCGCGTTGACGGTGCTACGTTGTAGCGATTAATAGGCTGAGCGTCATATCCGCTGAACAGCTCTATCTGCGGGCTCAGCTCTTCAATGAAGATTGCCATTCCCTCGTACTGCACGAATCGCCCACACATACGCACCTCTCCGCTTGTCGAAATCCCCTACAGAAAAATTGACCGCAAGCGCCCTACAAAGTTAACTGTACATTCGTACAGTACGTGTAAAAGGTCGCGCCATGAGCTTTACCATTTTAGGTCCCATCGCTGAAGTCGGCGCGAAGCTGCCTTTGTGCTCGTTCCGGGTTCCGGCCGGCTTCCCGTCGCCGGCAGCGGATCACATCGAGCAGCACATCTCGCTGGATGAGGTTTTGAAAATCCGTGCGCCTCATGTGTACCTGGTAGCTATCACTGGTGAAAGCATGCAAGGCGTAGGAATCTTCGATGGAGACCTCGCCGTGGTGGATCGCGCCATTGAGCCTATCCACGGGCATGTGGTGGTGGCATTGCTCAACAATGAGCCCGTTTGCAAGCGCCTATGTAAGCGCGGTCAGGAGGTGGTACTGCTTTCCGAGAACCCCAAATTTCCTGCGCGCTACGTACTCGAAGGCGACGAGCTGTCGATCTGGGGCGTGATCACTAGTACAGTGCGTAGCCATGTCTAAGCAGCAGCCCACCTTCGCACTGATCGACTGCAACAGCTTCTATGCCAGCTGCGAGCGGGTATTCCGGCCCGACCTTGCGAAGGTGCCCATCGTCGTGCTTAGCAACAACGATGGCTGTGTCATCGCCCGTAGCTACGACGCCAAACCTTTCATCAAGATGGGCGAACCGTATTTCCAGATCAAGCACAAGCTCAAGCAGCACGGGATTGTCCCGTTCTCCTCGAACTATGCGCTGTACGGCGACATGAGCGAGCGTGTGATGAGCCTGATCGAAGCGATGGTGCCTGCAGTTGAGGTATACAGCATTGACGAAGCGTTTGCTGATCTGACTGGCATCGGCGGGCTGGATGCCTTAGGCCGGCAGATTCGTGCCCAGGTGCTTCGCTGCACCGGCATCCCTGTCGGTGTTGGTATAGCGCACACAAAGACTCTGGCGAAGCTGGCAAACCACACTGCGAAGCGCCTGCAGTCCCAAACCGGTGGGGTGGTCAACATCACCGACCCGGTTAAGCGTGACTGGGTGCTACGCAATACGGACGTGGCGGAGGTATGGGGTGTCGGTCGCAAGATGAAACTCTATCTTGATGCCATGGGCATTAAGTCGGCTATGGACCTGGCTAAGGCCGATCCGTGGATGCTCCGCAAGAAGTTCAGCGTTGTGATCGAGAAGACGGCCAGGGAGCTGGGCGGCACGCCTTGCCTGGAGCTGGATGAGCCGGATCCGCCAAAGCAGGAGATCTGCTGCAGCCGCATGTTCGGCATGAGGCTGACGGAGCTGCCGCCCATCAAAGAGGCGGTGGCTACCTACATGATGCGTGCCTCTGAGAAACTCCGTGCTCAAAACTCGCTGTGTAAGAAGGTACGCGTGTGCATCCGCACTGGCATGTTCAACCCAGAGGAGGCGAAGTATGCCAATGGGGTGGTGGTGGATATGCCGTATCCCACTGATGACGTCCGGCTGCTAACGCAGGCAGCAGTGGGGGCGCTTGATCGGATATTTAGGCCTGGCTTCAAGTACAGCAAGGCAGAGGTGATGTTGCTCAACCTGTGTCAGCCAGGTGAGTATACCGACGACCTATTTGCAGTGTCGCAGCCGACTAAGGCAACTCGGGCAATGACGGTGCTGGACCAGATTAACCAACGATGGGGTAGGGGGACCTTACGATCAGGTAGTGTCCCATCTACTCCAGCTTGGGGGATGCGTCGCGAGCTCATGAGTCGAAGTTACACGACAAAGCTCGATCAGCTTTGGTCAGTAGCCTGCAAGTAAAGTCCGCTTTCGGCCAAAAGCAGACAGTCGACATGAAGTTACTTGCTAAGCATATATGGATATACGTATATTCGATTTTTCATATGTGCAGAGCGAGCCATGATTACTCCTCCAGAAGTCTTTAAGAGCCTCGCTGACGAAACCCGCGTCCGCGCCATGCTGCTCATCGCCGATCAAGGTGAACTCTGCGTCTGCGAACTGATGTGTGCGCTTGACGACAGCCAGCCGAAAATCAGCCGCCACCTCGCGCAACTGCGCAGCAATGGTTTGCTGCTCGATCGCCGTCAGGGCCAGTGGGTCTATTACCGTCTCAACCCGGATCTGCCAGCGTGGGTGCGCGAAGTCCTGCAAGTGACGTCCCTGGCCAATGCTGATTGGCTAAAGGACAACGTCGCCCGCCTGCAGAACATGGACGGACGTCCGGTGCGCGAAGCTGCCTGCTGCTGAATCCGGATTAGAGAGTTTTGAAATGATGCTGGCTTTCGCTGTTTTCGTCTTCACCCTCGTACTCGTCATCTGGCAGCCCAAAGGATTAGGCGTCGGTTGGAGCGCCACGTTCGGTGCCCTGATCGCCCTGGCTGTCGGTGCCGTTTCGCTGCAGGACATTCCCACAGTGTGGGCCATCGTCTGGAACGCCACCGCCACGTTTATCGCGGTGATCATCATCAGCCTGCTGCTGGATGAAGCCGGCTTCTTTGAATGGGCGGCACTCCACGTTGCACGATGGGCAAAGGGCAGTGGTTATCGATTGTTCGCGTTCTGCGTGTTGCTCGGCGCGGCGGTGTCGGCGGTGTTCGCCAACGACGGTGCGGCGCTGATCCTCACACCCATTGTCATGTCGATGTTGCTGGCGCTGCGCTTTTCACCGGCGGCGACGTTGGCATTCGTCATGGCCGCCGGGTTTATTGCCGACACGGCCAGCCTGCCGCTGGTGGTATCAAATCTGGTCAACATCGTGTCCGCCGACTACTTCGGCTTGGGCTTCGCCGAATACGCATCGGTGATGGTGCCGGTGAGTCTGGTCAGTGTCGCGGCGACGTTGCTGGTGCTGTTTGTGTACTTCCGGCGCGATGTGCCACAGCGCTACCCGGTTGAGGCGCTTCAGGAACCCAAAGCAGCGATTCGCGACCACGCCACATTTGTGGTCGGCGGCTGGACACTGCTGATATTGCTGGTCGGGCTGTTCGCTCTGGAACCGCTGGGGATTCCTGTCAGTGCCGTCGCGGCAGTATGTGCGGCGATCCTTTTTGCGGTCGCTGCCAAAGGCCACAAGATCGCTACCCGACGGGTTTTGCGCGATGCGCCGTGGCAGATCGTGGTGTTCTCGCTGGGCATGTACCTGGTGGTGTACGGCCTGAAGAATGCCGGGTTGACTGACCTGCTGGCCGTCGTTCTCGACCGCTTGGCCGAGCAAGGTTTGTGGAGTGCCACCCTCGGCACTGGCCTGCTGTCCGCGCTGTTGTCATCGGTGATGAACAACATGCCCAGCGTGCTGATCGGTGCGCTGTCGATCCAGGCCAGCGACGCCCAAGGGCTCGTTCGCGAAGCGATGATCTACGCCAACATCATTGGCTGCGACCTCGGCCC